TCATTTCTGTATAATTTTTTCCGGATTTCCCTTCGAGACTCCTTTTTCCTTCATTGGGTCTGTTTTCTTCTTCGTCACAGGCCCTGGCATCGACGCAGTCGTCGCTAAACTGCTGCCCTTTGGTAAATCCAGTTCATTTTTCAACTCCGACTGCCGTTGAGCCTGTTCAGACTCCCGCTCCTTGCCCTCCTCGGCCAGCAACGTCTTGCCTGATAGTTCTCCTCGGTCGTACAACTCCTTGTTGACGTCGAAGTCTTCCGCACGGTTCCTCGTCTGTACCCTCGGTGGCTTGATATGAAGCACAATGTCATCGATATCGGCGTCGGTAATGTCTTCAACACCTCTGAATGCCGCGTATCGCAACGCCTGCATCAGTATAACCTCGTCCTCCGCGACCATCTGGGACTGTTCAAATCTCATTCCCTTATGAAACGGCCCCTCCGATACCAGCGTCGATGCAAAGTTCCCCTGCGATACGTCCGCTGACAGCATAAACTCAGGAATTTTCATCCCGGCAGAGCACGCGCGCAGAAGACTCGTCAGAACTTCGATCTGATTGCTGTTGCCCGCGCCTGTCTCCGGGAACTCATAAGTGATCGTGCCGGGGACTGTGACCACGGATGCCGCTGGAAAGTCGAAACTCTCCCGCTGACCTGCAGATCCATCCCCCGTCTGTTGTGATGCAAGCCAGCTGCGCACCTGATCCGCTCCTTGGCTGGCGTTTATCGTCCGGATAGCACCAAACGCCGCCTGAAACGCCGATACTCGCATCAGGTTTGCCAGCAACTTCTTGGCAAAGATCATTTCCTCACGCACAGGCCAAAATAACGTCAATCCCCGTGGATCGTTCGCTAAAACATTCCGCTTGCGGTGCTGAACTGCCACTTTCCCTGAATTTAGGCTCTCAGGTGCAGGTACTGCCCCCATCCGAGAAACATAACGTAGATCAGGGAACCAGTCGCTCTCAATAAAATATGCGACAGGCCTGTACCTGATGTCGTTCGTACGCCGCACACCAAATAAGTCAATGAACTGATTTGGCGACGGATTGTCACCAGCATTCGAGTCCTGATATTGGCTGTTCGGGTCTTCCTCAAGATCAGTCGGTTCCGCGAAGTAAACTCGCAAAATCCCGTCGTCGTCGTAGTACAGAAGGTCAAATACCTCCCCGTGACGGTCGCAACGATGACTCACCTCCGACTGACGGAGCTTCCAATTGTTCTCTTTCTGCCACTTCTCAAGGAATCGCTCTGCGTTCTTCACAGCCTTTGCGTTCGGATTCGCCTCGTTCTTCGGTTTCACCGTGACGACGTGACCCGTGTCCGCAATGTAGTACCCTCGGTTGTCCTTCGCGTTTGAGCCCCAGCACACTCTCGACAAGCTGTCGCCCAACGTCATCACCCGGTTCACGCCCAGCGTCCCCTCAGTGATGTCGTATGGCTCCTCGCCGCCGGCCGGAAACGTGTCGTCGCCCTCGTCGTTCTGCCTAGAGTACCCCGTCCCCAACTCCTCCATGATCTGCCGCGCAACTTTCGACGCAGAAATGGCGAATAATTCGTGCTCGATGGAATACGACGTCGATTGATTTACTCGATTGATCATTTTGAATTCTCCTGAAGCCATATTAAACGGTTTCAGTGATTTCGCAAATGCAAACAAGCCTATTTTACTCGAAGTCTGACCACCAGCTACTCTTACTTCGCACGAAATGCGCATGCTGCCCGGCGTACGGCATCGGGATCATCGTCTGACAACACAAGATGCTGACCGTCTGAATCATCACGAAGATTATCATATCAGGGTCTTTTGATGAACAAGATTTACACTTCTTAGGCATGGTCTATCTCACAAAATTGTCCGTACGCCAAAGCGATCAAAAACGGATTTTCTTTGACAAACTTCTCCGTCACTCCCCTAAACCCAATCGACTTACAGTGATCAGCAATCTCTTTGCATCGCAGTTTCAACACCACCAAATACGCCTGCCTCAGTTCCTCTTCTTTCTCCCAATACTCTTTCTCAAGCACACCTATCTCTGCGTCACTCATCTCACTGAAGGATTTGTTTTTCATCATCGCTGACGCTCTTTTTATCAGCCTGAAACTCCAATACAAAATCTCGTCGATCGGTGCGTCCATCTTGTCGTCAGGGCTAATTGTCATTTTTTTCCCCCACCGGAATAAGATTGCAAAATTTATCCGTCTTCATCTCTTCGTCGTGCCACTGGCGTTCTGGGACACAGTTGTCGCTGCATCGCGGGCATGACTCTACGCTCGGCGAAAACCTGTCTCGCGTCGGTTCTGCCCATCTGTACTTGCACTCGTAACATGTGAATGCGCGCCAGCCTGTGCGAATAATCATCAGTACAAATCCTCCCAAACGTAACTGTCGTTCGCGCAATTCGGGCACAACATGAACCCTTCGTGATTCTCGATCCGCGTCTCGACCGCAATGCTCCATCCAGCCAGATGCAATTCAATTCGCTGCGCGTCTGTCCGTGTTCGGCATTTTCTGCAGACGGCTATCAGGAACTCGAAATGGTTCTCGTCGCAACGGAGGATCAGATCTTTGGCGAGCGGGATGCGTGATGGTTCGTCGTATTCCCACGATGGCTCCATGAACGATGGGAGTTTCTGTTCGTCGCTCACTTACGCAATTCCTTATAATACCGTTCCAAATGTCCCGGTAACTGCAACGCCATGTCCAGTGCGTCAATCGCGTCGTCATGCTTGCCCACACCGGGCATTCCATCCCAGTTCCTGAACTGGTTCAAAAGCAATGAAGTACTAGGGTTCTCAATTAACCTGAATTCTCTTCGCCGAAGAGGGCCGTCAAGCCTCCTAATTCGCATCTCTTTCTTCAACATGTCCTGAACCGGGATGATGATTCCCCCAGATCGAAGATACTTGCTGAGCGCGTAGTCCGGATGGTCCACTGCGTAATGCATAATCAAGTCGATGAAGATCGACTGGAACTGAAGTGCCTCAATCCCAATCAGGTCTCCAGATCTGATCCTGTGATGCTCCTGATTCGTGAATAAAAAAAGATCCTCGACGATCTGGCCCGGTGGTCGTCGCTTTACGTCCGCATCAACGTATTTCAATTCGGAATTCTGCGCAACACAGATGATCGCCGAATAATCTCCCTTGTGCTGATGCTTCCCTTTGCTCGCATCAACCGAAAACATCCGCACAACGTCGCTTGCATGCCTCGGAACAGGATACTGCTCAAACGGAACCAGCAGGTCAATAAACAGATCGCGATTCCACTCCGTTCCAGTAATGCTCGATGCCAACCAGTTCCCGTGAAGATACCTGTCTCTCTCTGAATCAGAAAGCTGCATGAGCCTCTGTCGGTAACTTGGATCCGCCTGCATCAGAACCTGATTGTCGTTCAATGTCGCAGGAATAAATGTCGCCGATGTCGTCTCAAGAACTCCGTCATCGTCGTACGTCGGATCGTCTGACCATATGAACTCCTCTCCCAGCGTCTTGAAATATCGGATTACTCCTGATCTGTCTTTGATCGGATATCCACTGACAGGGTCGATCCACCAATGCAGAAATTTGTACAACCAACTCGATGCGTCAGGATTGCATGTGGCTCTCAGTGTTGCCTTGATCCCTGATTTGGATCTGCACCTCCCCCACAAAAACATCACCTGCGACTGCTCAAATTGTGCGCATTCATCGAAACCAACAAAGTCTAACTGCGCACCCTGATAATTGTTCAAGTCTTTAGTGAACTGCAAACTGCTCAGGTTTATCTTGGCTCCACTCGGAAACCTCCACTGCGCTGATGTGTTGTTGTAGATCGCACCCAGCTTCTCGTAGTTGTTCCGGCATTCATCCAAAAGACCACCAGGTGAACTTATCTGCGGATATGTCCTCCTGAAGATCGCTCCCCGAAACGAATGCACCGCAGACGGACCCTGACAATGCCGCAATGGGTCAAGCGTCAAAGCGAAACTCTTTCCGCTTCCTGCACTTCCGCCATACACCGCAAACTGCGCCTGCGTTGATAAGAAATCGTACTGTGGTGAGGAAAGCTTCATTGTTTGATTCTAGGATCCTTCACAATCAACCTCCCCTTGAAAAACGCAGCCCCGGTCACCCTGACCGCCTTCTTCTCGTATTTCCGCTGGTACTCACGCGCCAACCCCTTCTTCGGGTCCGGAGAATGCCCCTGTGACCTAGCACACTCATCATTCGATGCTTGACTCGTTCCTGTGTTTACTCCATCAATTCCGTAATACACACAATTCCCACTGACATACAAGTCTGTAAAACTCCCGTCCTCCTCGAACTGCCTCGCTACAGGCAATGCCCTCGTGACAGATTCGTCAAACCCGTCAGGGTACGGTACTACAAACGGGTACGTTAACTTGCGAATACGAACTGCTGGCTCATCCTCATCTTCAAGCAATAAGCCCAAAAGACGCTTCGAGTCGCTCACTGACTTGGGTGATGGTAACTGTGGACGGGAATCGTCCAATGTTGGCGTTCTGTCACCCGGTTCACCCGGCTCACCAGCAAAACACACTGTCATCGCAGTTACAATAATGCCGAGAATAAGTTTCATCGCTTACTCCATCATGTCTGATTTGCGGTCTGATTGAGCGTCACCAAATTCCCCAATCGTTAACCCCGTCACCGTCGCTCGCGGACCCGATGCTGGCCTCCCCTTCGATGGCGATGCACTA